AATCGCACAGAAACGGCTCAAATTTCGATTGTAGATAAAAATAAGGTAACTACACAGAATAACTTTTGGAAGGCTCTAATAGGGCTTATAATAGCGATTATATTAATTTTAGCATATTGGAATAAGTTATGGAAGTAAACAAAGCAGGAATTAAAAATTAATGGCATACGTTTATAGACATATTAGGCTTGACAAAAATGAACCTTTCTATATAGGAATAGGCTCAGATGAAAAGTATCATAGGGCAGGAGAAAAAAGTAGACGCAATAATTTGTGGAAAAAAATCGTTAGTAAGACGGGTTATGAAATAGAAATACTTTTTGATGGTATTACTTATGACGAAGCAAAAATTAAAGAGGTTGAGTTTATTGAATTGTATGGCAGAATAGTTGATGGAACGGGAATTTTATCTAATTTAACTTTAGGTGGAGAAGGTGCTAAAGGACATATAGTAACTAAAGAAACTGCTAAAAAGATTAGTGATGCTCAAAAAGGCAGAAAATTATCTAAAGAACATATAGAAAATTTAAGGTTAGGTAGGATTGGTTGTAAGATGCCAACAAGAACTAAAGAGCATCAAGATAAGTTAAATGCATCAAGGATTGGTGTACCAAGAAAACCTGAAACAAAACAAAAACTTTCTTTAGCAAATATTGGTAAAGTGTCTACAAGAAGAAAATCTTTACTGCAATTTTCTTTAGATGGTATATTTATAAAAAAGTATGATTTCGTTTTACAAGCTGCAAAAGAACTAAATGTTTCACATAGTCATATTGTAAATTGCGCATCTGGTAAATCAAAAAAAGCATACGGCTATATTTGGAAATACGAGTAATATGAAAATAAATCAAGCAGGAAAAGATTTAATAAAACATTTTGAAGGTTGTAAGCTTAAAGCCTATAAGTGTCCGGCTGGAGTTTTTACGATTGGTTTTGGTTCGACATTTTACGAGGATGGAAGCAAAGTAAAGGAAGGCGATGTGATTACTCAGGAAAGGGCGAATGAATTATTCGATACAATCATTGATGACTTTGCGAGAATGACAGATGCACTTGTAAAAACAAATGTTACCGAGAACAATTTTGCTGCATTAGTTTCGTTTACTTTTAATGTAGGTACGGGCAACTTAAAGAAAAGCACTTTACTTAGAAAAGTAAATGCGAACCCTAAAGACCCGTCTATTCGTGCTGAATTTATGAAGTGGACGAGGGCAAACAATGTGGTGCTTAAAGGGTTAGTGAGGCGAAGAGAGGCTGAGGCTAAACTATATGAGCAACTTTAGAACTATATTAGTTAATTTATTATCGGACGAAAGCAACAGTATTAGCCATAAAAGAGTAGTGGCTATGCTTGGCAGCGTTTGTCTTTTTATATCCTTGTTCTTAAACATAATCTTAAAAATTAACCCAAGCGATAAGTTGGTCGATGCCGTCTTGTATCTTACGCTATTTGCTATGGGTTACACCACAATAGATAAATTCAGCAAAAAATAAATAATGCTAAAATCAAAACGCAAACGCCTCTATTTTGACGTGGAAACCTCGCCCAACGTTGGCTTTTTCTGGAGTGCCGGATATAAGTTAAACATCACACCGGATAGCATAATTCAAGAACGTGCCATTATTTGCATCTGCTACAAGTGGGAAGACGAAAAAGAAGTTTACCATTTAGAATGGGATAGCAAACAGAATGACAAACGTATGCTACAAAAGTTTATAGAAGTAGCAAACACGGCTTCGGAATTAGTAGGACACAATGGCGATAAGTTCGACTTAGCGTGGATAAGAACCAGGTGCTTATTTCATAAAATAGAGATGTTCCCTTCTTACGTTACTATTGACACGCTAAAAGTAGCAAGACAAAAGTTTAGATTTAATAGCAACAAGCTTAATTACATAGCTGATTATTTAGGGATTGGCACTAAGATCAAAACCGAATATAGTTTATGGAAAGACATTGTTCTGCATAAGGACAAAGTGGCTATGGCTAAAATGATTAAGTACTGCCAGAAGGACGTTATTTTATTAGAGCAAGTGTTTAACGCACTTAAAAACCACATAGAACCTAAAACACATTACGGAGTTATCTTCGGTCAAGACAGAGGCTCTTGCCCTGAATGTGGAAGCGATGATCTAATTATTTCACTTCGTAGAACAACCGCAACCGGAGTAAAGAAAATATCGTACAAGTGCAAAACTTGTTTTAAAATGCACAGCAAAACCGACAAATAAATGGATAGTAAAATTCTTAGCTTAGTAATTGAAGATATGCGCAGCCGTGAGCAAGTAGGTAAAAAGAAGTACAACTGCACAATGGACAGGGAAGATTTATCGACAGGCGAATGGATAACACATTTGAAGCAGGAATTACAAGATGCAATACTTTACCTTACTAAACTTGAACAGATACACAATGCGCCTCAAAAAGATATTTAGCTTCGGCAATATATTAGATCGTGAAACCTACGAGCAACTTAGGGAATTAGATTATAATAACCCAAACTTTAAGGGTTGCGGAGACGAGTTCCAGTTTAACCGGGAGTGGTGGGTTATGCTTGACGAAGGCGAAATAGTAGCTTATTGCGGTTCTATTTATTCTAAAGGCATCTGCATTTTTAATAGAGCGTGGGTTAAAAAATCACATAGAGGTCAGGGCATACAAAGACGAATGATTAAAACCAGGTTAAAGGCTGCTTCTACTTTTTGCCATATAGCTATTACTTACACTACCTTAGACAACTTCCCTTCAGCTAATAACCTTATAGATTGCGGGTTCAAGCTATACCTACCGGAGTATTCATACGGGGGTTCTGACAAACTTTACTTCCAAAAGTTACTATAAAAGGTAGTAATACTACTACTTTTGGCTGCATTTTACTTCTGACTTTGTACGTTTCTGCGTACATAATTGGTAATAAATAGCACAATCTAAAGTGCAATTAAGTCGGTAATTACCATCATTACATACTATTTTTTGACATAATGTGCGATAAAATGCACATTAACTCGTGTTTTTGTCCTATGTAAAACCCATTATTTGCATCATTGTTGCAAAAATAATTTATATAATTTTACACTTTGTATTGTTAATTGTAGTATATTTGTTGAAACAAAACACAAATGACACATTTAACCAACTACCAGAAGTTCCAATTCGAGAGATTTGGCACTATCTTACTGCAAGACGGGAGCAGTACACAAAACCCGTACGATCCAAAATTACTGCCTAAAAACTACGATTACGAAGATGATGATTACACCTTCACTCGTTGGGTTGAAAACAATGCAGAACTTGAACTTTTAAAAAACGAATTATATGAAGATTGAATTTTTAAAAGAAACTAAGCCAGACGGCACTATTTTCTACTACACTTTAGTAGATAACAAATACGATAGTGCAAGTATGTACTTGGAATATTCTCAGGCTTACGAGTATTTTTTAAGCCTAAAGAAAAGACAAGAACCTATTATCGAAATTTTAGAACACTATTCAATAGACACTCAAAACAAATAACAATGGATAATCAAATACAAAACTTATTAAACTTAGGTATAGATTTAAACAAATTTTATTGTATACAAGTTCAATCTTGCGACATAATACTACAAGGGTGGGTAACAAGTTCCTTAATGAATGATCTAAATGTATTAGGGTATGAGTTTGATTATGATAAAGAAAATAATTGGTTTCTTTGTAGAAAAGGAAACGTAAGAATTGTCTTAACTTTAAACTATTAATTATGAGCCTAATAAAAATACAACAGGAATTAAAAGCACCTAAGAACCAATTTAATGCTTTTGCTAAATACAAGTACAGAAGTGCAGAAGATATAATCGAAGCTGCAAAACCTATCTGCCATAAATACGGCTATGCTTTAATGTTAAGCGACGAGGTAATAGAAGTAGGCGGACGAGTTTATGTAAAGGCTACGGCTTGTCTAAATAACGGAGAGGATAACATAACTTGTACCGGGTTAGCGCGTGAAGAGGAAAACAAAAAAGGTATGGACGCTTCGCAGATTACCGGAGCAGCAAGTAGCTATGCCAGAAAGTACGCACTTAACGGACTGTTTGCCATAGACGATACCAAAGATGCAGATGCTACTAATGAGCATAAAGACGAAGTAAGCGAAGGGCAAAAGGCGTTTTTAATTGAAGCACTTGATAAAACAAAGTTTACTGAAGACCAGAAAGTAAAGGCTGCTTTAAAAATCAATGCCATCAAGAGTTTAGACGAATTTAACAAGATTAAAGAAACAATAAAGAAAAGCTAATGAAAACCGCAATACAAGAATTAAAAGATAATTCATTATTTACTGAAGGAGAAGAATACATACAAATTGTATTAAAGAAAACCGAATGGATTGAATTAGTTGAAAAAGAAAAAGAGCAAATAATTAATGCTTATGAAGATGGAAAAGAAAATGGAATGGATAGTATTACAAATATTTACAATTATATAATAGGAGAACTTTACTACAATAAAACCTATAACCAAAACAAAAGCTAATGAGGGAACTATTACCATTTGAAAGGCAGATGCTCCTGGCAGAAGTTTACCACTACGCTTGGTATAACGAAGAGGCTTACTCAGACCTTTTAGCGTTTATAGATAAGTATCAAACCATTTTAGATAAACCAGTATTTTTAACCCAAATCCCAAACAATGACACAGAAACAACAAATCTTGAACCACTTGCTTTCGGGCAAAACATTGACACCAATCCAGGCTCTAACGAAATTTAATAGCCTGAGATTATCGGCAGTTATCTTTGAATTAAAACGTAAAGGATATAAGATACAGTCCGACTTAATTAACGTAGGTAATAAGAAACAACCTAAATTTGTAAGTAAATATTCACTAATAAAAAAGTAAAAAATGGAACAAAAAAAATGGAGTACTGGCGGTTGGAAAAAGCAAACCACTAAAGGAGAAGTAATTAATTTTACAATCAATGATGTTAAATATTCAATGTGGGTTAATGCTTACAAGACCGAGGATAAGCAACCAGATTACAAGATTTATTTAAATGATTTCAAACCAAAAGAAGATGCGGAAGGATTGCCGTTTTAATTATGCTAACTAAAAATAGAGATGTTTCAATAAGACAACTAAAGGAGTTGTACTATGCTCAACGTAATACCCACGTTAAATTGCACGAAATGATGTCGCAGTTAGGGTTGTTAGGCTTAGAAGACAACGAACCTTTAGGTGCGGATATAGGTGCGAGAAGCATCGTTAAATTAGTTGAAGAGGTATTTGAATGCGATATATCAAGAAGGGATAGATCATTAAGAACTACCTTTGGTCGCAAGGCTGCTGCTTACTTACTCAGAAGGTATACTAAATTGAACCTAAAAGAGATAAGCGCATACACCGGCACTAAAGACCATACTACCGCAATTCACAATATCAAACAAGCAAATAACCTAATTGACACGGAAGATTGGTTTAAGGACAAATTAAAAAGAATTTGCCAAAAGATTGAAATTACGGAAAATTAGTTTATATTTGCAAATATATAAAAATACATTAACGAAAGTCGAGTCGATAATGTGTTTAGTGGTTAAATAATAGCCCCTGGTAGCTCGACTCTATTGGGGGCTTTTTTATTTTATGACATACGCGGAAAAATTAAAAAGTCCTGAATGGCAAAAGAAACGTCTTGAAATTTTACAAAGAGACAATTTTACCTGTACAATGTGCGGATCAAAAGAAAAGCAACTGCACGTGCATCATAAGGTTTATATTTATGACAATGAACCTTGGGAGTATTTAGAAGAATTTTATACTACATTGTGTTATGAATGCCACGATATAGAGGAAAAAGATAAGGCATTATTTCATAAACTAATCAAACATTTTTTATTAAAAGGTTTGACCTATAAAGAACTTAATGAAGATATATTACCTACATTAAAGAAATATAGAGATAAATATAATTATACACCCCAAGATATTGTAAAATATAACAAATATGTCTAAAGATACTTTTTACTTTTCTCACGATTATAATTGCCGTAATGATGAAAAGATTAAATTCCTTATTAGGAAACACGGAATGCTTGGCTACGGAGTATTCTGGGCAATCATTGAAGACCTTTACAATAATGCAAACGCATTGCGAACGGATTGCGACGGCATAGCTTATGACCTTAGAGTGCAAAGCGAAGTAGTACATAGCATCTTACACGATTTCAATTTATTCGTATTTGAAGGCGAAAACTTTGGTAGTATGTCTGTACAAAAACGCATAGACGAAAGGGATAGTAAGAGCAAGAAGGCAAGTCAAAACGCCCGTAAACGTTGGGTTTCTAATGTAAATGATGCGAACGCAATGCCACCGCATAGCGACCGCAATGCTATAAAGGAAAGGAAAGGAAAAGAAATAAAGGAAATTAAAGAAATAATAGAGCTTCCTTTTGTTTCTAAGGAATTTGAAAAAATGTGGTTTGATTGGAAGGATTATAAGAAAAAACAATTTAAGTTTACATACAGGACAACCCAGAGTGAACTTGCTACCTTACAAGAATTAACAAAATTATCAAACGGACAAGAAGATCAAGCTATTAAAATACTTAATCAGTCAATGGCAAATGGTTGGAAAGGTCTATTTAATCTAAAAGAAGATGCAAAAGGAACTACAAAAAATCACAGAAAACTTAATAAGCACGAACTCGAAGAACTTAGAAACTACAACTTTATCTACTCTACTTCCTATGGAGAAGGAGATTATGACCGCATTTGTAGGGGAAAGAATGAGGAACCTAAACTCTATAATATTTAAGCAAAACCTTGTTTACTTGATGCAGCTTGTGGGAATTAATACTCCTGGCGATGTTAAGTTAGCAATCCTTGAAGATTGGATAAGAACCGAGTATGGTGGTTTTACAATAAACGAAGTTAAAGTAGCGTTTAAGCAAATGGTAGCAAATGACTTTATAGATCACTACCAAAACTTTAGTCCTGCATACTTTAGTCAGGTTATGGATAGGTACAAGAAAAAAGCAAACGAAGTAAGAAAAATGATGCCACAAGAACGAGTAGAAGCAATACCGCACTTAACCGATTTAGAGATAATTGATTACTCTTACCAGGAATATAAGGTTCTGGAAAATAGAACTTTTGATAGGTTGTTTAACCCATTATCCGTATTTACAAAGCTTAATAGTTCAGGCATCAAGGTATGGACAAAAGAAGATGGCGCACTTGCTAAAAAGAAACTTATGGAGATTATAACCTATAAGGCTAATAAAATGGACATAATAAGCGCAAAGCAGTACCGAGACGAATGGACTGAAAGTTGGCTTAAGAACCAGGCTCGAGCAGTTGCCGTAGCTTTATTTTTTGAGGATCAAATTGCTAATAATAAAACTTCTTTTAAATGAGGCATGGCAGTTTATTTAGCGGAATAGGTGGCTTTGATTTAGCAGCAGAATGGTGCGGTTGGGAAAACGTATTTCATTGCGAATGGAACCCCTTTGGTCAAAAAGTTTTAAAACATCACTTCCCAAAATCAATAAGTTATAATGACATCACAAAAACAGATTTCACTATTCACAGAGGACAAATCGATGTACTCACAGGAGGTTTCCCTTGCCAACCATATTCAACCGCAGGAAAGCAGCTTGGTAAAAATGACGAAAGACATCTCTTCCCAGAAATGCTTAGAGCAATACGAGAAATTCAACCGCAATGGGTCGTGGGCGAAAACG